CGAACGTCTTCACCTTGCATCTCTTTGACTTCTTTGTCCATTTCAATCTCCTAAGTTACGTTGGGTTTCTTGGTTAAGTTTCACAGCAGTTTTCTCCTGCTCCTGCCGTAGTTTGACCTCGTCCACGGTCAACTCTGCGGTCTTGATGCGCTCTGTGGTCAAGTTGTTTTCGGCGTTCATAGCCACTTTGACCTGCTCCGCATCTTGTTTGGCCTTCAATTCCGCTTGGAACTTCTGCGTATCGAAGGCTAGTCGTGCCTGATCTTCTGCGGCACGGCGCTGTGTCTCGGCCATAGAGGCTTGCAACACAGCTTGAGCTTCCCCATCCATAGGTGGTGGTGGTGGTTTGAACTGTTGCATCATCTGGCCCAACTGCTCCAGTGCAGGCTGGAGGCCAGCAAACACCTGTGCAGAGTCCAGTTTCATGTGGGCCGAGGCCAGAGCCACAGCCTTGTCGATGTCCTTGACCAGATCGCTGTCTTCGTAAGAGCCAAAGTCCACATCGCCCTTGCCTTGGACGTATTGGCTCATCGTCTGGGTGTACCACAGCAAGATGTGTTGCTTGATATGCTCCAGCGCATTTGGGATGAGCTTGGGTGCCATGAGCTTGTTCGATCCCAAGTTAGGATCAAGTGCAAACGACAAGTGCGTCTGGATGTGCGCCAAGTGGTCTTGACGGGGATAGGCGAATGCTGGACGGCCAAGCGACATGGCGCTGTTCTCGTCTGCGGCGTTCATCTCAATAGGCTTGCTTGCGTTGGGAATCAACTCGTTGACGTTGGGCACCTTCAACTGTTTGAGCATACGGTTCACGACAGCGCGTTGGTCAAACAGGCCGGGGAACTGGGCCGACATCTGCAATACCGACTGCATCTGTGCGATACGCTGGGTCTCCGAGAAGATATGCGGGTCAGACACAGGCACCACATCGCTGTTGCGCTTGAAGTCTTCACGCTTGATCTCAAGGTCGGCCACCACATCGCCGCGCTTTTGCTCGTCCAAGTACCAGCGGTTCAAACGGCCAAGCACTTGCAACACACGGCGCTGGCTCTCATGCAAGCGGGCGTGGATGCCAGAGAACACTGCGGCCCCCTGCTCAATCAACGCCTGCGTGGTGCCCACAGGCATATTGCTGTTTGCGTCTGCAATCTTCTCTTCGGCCGTGGTGACAACACCTTTGGCCGCTGTGGTGATCCAGCCCAGCAACTCGTACAGCACTTGGCTGGGCGGGTTGAATGGCATGGGCATCGCAATCTTCCTGATGTCATCTACGCCAACAGCGGATTCGATCTCGGTGACCTGCGTGACTTCGATCTGCTGGCTGGCTCCAGAGATGCGGGCACCCTTCAACTTCAGCATGGTGGCCGAGTTGTTGATGTGTGCGGTGTCCAGCAAGGCCCGTAGAGCGCCCGTCAAGGCGGCGGAGAGACCTCCGATGAGGTGAGGTAGCCCGATGGCATACGCGCCCCTCCAAGGGATGAATTTGAACTCGACCAAGTGATCGAGCTTTGTCATGGTCTGGTCGCCCTCTTCCCAGTTGCGGTACAGGCCCAGCACCTTGGACTCAAGCTCGTCGATCATCAGGATGTACGGAGCGGTCTCGCCCTTTGTGACATCGTCATCGTCAATGTTCAGCCAAGTGTAGATGTGGTACACACGGCGCAGGCCGTCTTCGTTGTCACTCCACGACTTGCCTTCAATCTTCTCGTTGGCCTGCTCGGCCTTGGTCATCTCTGGTGCGGCAGTGGCGCGGATGATGCTGATGTCGCGGTACAGGCCACGATCCATGCGCTGTTGCATCTCCCAGCCAGTGATGTCCTGTTGCTCAGTCACGCGCTGGGCGGTGTAGAAGTTCACGGCGGCGAACGGCAGGAGGATGTTGTCGATGGGCACAAACTCAGCGCAAGGGCGGCGCTTAGTGTCGTCGTACCACAGCTTCATGAACTGTGAGCCACCAAGAGGCAATTGGGTCAGCAACTGCTCTTGCTCGTCGCGGAACTCTTCGATCTGCTCGGTCAACTGCCAATTCATGTAGTCACGCTTGCGCTCGGCAGTGTCCGTCTTGGCCTCGGTCACCTCACCAAGCACCTTGGTGCGGACGGGGCCGTCAGGCGGGAACATCTCTTTGATGGCGCGGGAAGCAAAGTCCACGCAGGCTTCGGCCATGATGGGGTGGACAACTTTAGATGCACCGTAGAAGTTTGCGCCGCCCGGGGCATCGTCGCCCAAGCCAGTGCGCTTGAGACCCTCTTCGTACTGCTTGTCGCGCTTCTCGCGGGCCTCCCTGTCCTTCTCAATCAGGTCAAGGTAGCGCATACCGACCTTTTCAAGATCGTACAGGTTGATGGTCTCTGCAAGGTTGGAGTAGAAGTCTTCGTCTTCCTCTGGGCCAACGAACGGCCCCATGTTGGCGATGGCCGAGCCATCATCAAGCTCTTCTACGTCCATCTCCTCGCCATCAGGCAAGTCGGCCACAGCACCGCCATCGTCGGTCATCTTCAAGCCGTCGATATGGCGGTCAGCGTCTGGGTCAATCGGGAATTGTGTAGCCATAGTTATCTCATTAAGGTTAAGCCACCACGAGCCTTCTTAGCTCCGACCAAGTCTTTGATCACGTTGCTGGCCTTCTGGGCCGTCTTGCTTGCGCCCATAGCGCCCTTGACCATGCCTGTGGGGCTGAAGAAACTAAGTGTGGTCTCCATAATTGGACGGTCAGCACCAGAGGTCACACCGTACTTGTCCATCAAATCCTTGATGTGTTCTTGACCACCGAATGGCTTTTCACTCGCTAACCGAGTCGGTTTTCCCATCAAGCCAGACACAGCATCAATGCCAGTCAGGCCCATGTTCATCAGGTCAACGGGCATACCCAGCGTTGGTGCAAGGATGCCGCGATTAGCAATGTCGGTCACTGCGCGGGGCTTACTCAAGGAGTCGATCTCCTCGCTCCCCTGCTTCTTTGCCAGCTTGCCCAAGTTGGTGGCAAGCTCTTCGTAGCTGATGTCATCAGACGATCCGCCGTCCTTCATGCGTTTGAGCGAAAAGTGCGGGATGTTGACCTTGCCGCCAGTGGCTTTATGCAAGGCAAAGCGTTGGTGGAAGCGGTCAAGCTCTTCCAATGTTTCGTGGCCCGCCTTGGCTTTGGTGACAGCGCCGCCCTTCTTGCGAAGGAATCCCTCGCCAGTGACAAAGTCGTTCATCACCTTGCTGGGCGACTGGCCCGTCTGCTCTGCGGTTCGTTTGATCAGGCGCTCAAGGTTGTCCACATAATTCTCAGGCTTGGTCTTGAGCGCGGTCACATCAGCGGAGCCGTACCAGCCCAGTGCCTGCGCCTCTGCTGGATCGACATCGTGACGTTTGGCACCACGTTGCCATAAGTCCTCAAAACCTGCGTATTCGGAACCAGACGGCGCGGCCTCCCAGAACCCGGGGCGCTGTTGGGCCTCACGCATGGTCATCTCACCCGTGTCGAACATCTCGCGGGGCTTGTAGCTGTTGATGATGTTGCCTTCCTCATCTTTCTCGACGAGCTTGCTGGTCAGCCAGCGTGGATCACCGCGCTCGATGATGGGGCCACGCACGGCGTTCACATCCACCGTCACAGGGCGCAGGTTGCCAAGCAAGTTCTCGTAGAACGTGCCCAGCTTCTTGTTGGGGGGCAGAGCGCCAGCAATGTCGCCTTGGCCGATCATTACGGCGCGGTTGAAGATGTCACCCTGCGCCAGCGATCCGTAGCCTGTAGGCAACTCCACCAATTGACGGCCCTCGGCCAGTGATGGATCAGCCTTGAGCGCCTTCTTGAGCTTGTTGGTCAAGAGCAGAGAGTTCTCAGGCAGTTGGCCCGTTTCACTCAGGTGGTACAGGTACGAACCCATCTGGTTCTGCTTGTCCACGGGGTTGCGCTGGCTGGCGCTTGCCAGTTGGGCCATCAGCGACTCAAACTGCTCTGGTGTGCGGCCAGCATCCATCGCCACTTGGCGCAGAGGCTCGGTGCCGTACCACTCCTGCATATTGAGGTCTTTACCCTTATTGATCAGCTTGTCCACCTTCTTACGGGCGGTGGGGCTGTCGAGCAGGTCTTGCATACGCTCGGTGTACTTGGGCGACACGCCAGCGGCCCGGGCGGCATCCACCTTGGGCATACGGGGCAGGTCTTTCTGCTCCCGTGGTGTGTACATACCCTGATCGCGTGGCATGAGCGGCAGGCCCGTGCCCTGCGGCGTGGTCATCGGTGCCACCTTGCTCTCAAGCACATCCGCAATCTTGGACTCGCCTGCGGCCTTTGCGGCCTTCTCAGCCTTTGCCATCTCTTTGGCGGCATTCAATGCGCCCATGATGCCTTTACTTACTCTGCCTGCGTCTGCCATGTGAAGTACCCCGCCTTTCGCTTTGGTTATGTCTGGGTCAGTAATGTCGTAAGTGCCACGGTTTCCGATGGCGGACTTGATTTGTGTTGGCTCTAACGGAACATAAGAAAAGCCCTCGCCTTCCATTTCGTTTGCGTACTTCAATCCATCGTAGCCATTTTTCTTCAACACCTTAACAAGTTCGTCCCCAAGCGCAACCGAATCATAGTTGTGCTTTTCGTTCAGCTTGTCATATCGCTCTGGTGTCAACAAGTTCATGTCCATCAACTGTTCAGCAAGATGATCTGGCGCATAAGAGGCCATATGAGATACCTCTAGTGGGTTCTCAATCTTCAAGTGATACTTGCCAATGTTTGGTGTTTTGCTTCCAAAGTCGTATTGACCAGTTCTGAAGTTTGCCTGTTCAGCAGTGCCGAAGTGATGCCCCATACTTGACAACTCTGTTCTTCGTTTTGGCGAGAACTGCTGTACGTCCGTTTTTGCCGCATGAAAAACAGGTTCCGTAACTTGACTATTTCCCAAGAACTTGGCGAGGTTTGCTTCCCGCTCGGCGGCAGACATTTGCTTGGCCGCATTGAGTGCGCCAGTGATACCTTTGCCGAGTTTTAGGAAGTCAGTCATGGTTACATCGCATAAGGGTTGACACGCTTGGGTTGCGTGTATTCCAGATAGTCATCGTCGTCATTATCCCTTGGTTCGGGATTGATGTCGAGCCAGCCCTGATCTTTCAATAACCGAATCGCTTGCGTTGCGCTATCGACATAGTCGTCATGCGTCGAGTCGGGGAACGAACACAACTGCGACAGGAAGCCCTCACACCAGTCCTTGACGTAGCCCTTGCGGACGCTGGACTCAGGAAGCCAGACACGGCCAGTGGTGAAGATCGACGCTGTGATCTGGAGCCGTTGCATCTTGTCCGCACGGCCGGGGTTATACCCACGGACAGGCAGGTGCATCTGGCGCAACTCTTGGATCAGGGAGATGCCTGCCGCCTTCTCCTCCACGAGGATCAGGTCTGGCCGCTTGGCATCGCGCCCCTCACCGTAGGACACCCGCCACTCGTCCAGCACCTTGGGCTTGAGCTTGGGGAAGGTCAGATGCTCGGCCCAGCAGTCGATCAGCAGGACGGACATCGGGCCGTCGAGCGGCTTGAACACGCCCCATGTTGTCATGGCCGTGGGGTCATTGTGTTCTTTGTCGGTGAAGGCGCAGTCGTAGGACTGGATGATGGTCTCGAACTTGGGGAAGGGCTTGTCGTGCGGCCACAGCTTGAACATATCGCGGCTGACCACCTTGCCGTCTTCCAGATCGACGATCTCGCCCAGCACCTCCTGCTGGTACAGCTTGGAGCCTTTGTAGCTCTCCAGTTGCCTTTGGAATGCCTTGTCGAGGTTGGCGGCGTTGTCGTAGGTGCTGGCGCGGGAAACCACCACATCGTCGCCCTCCCTGCCCACCAGATCAAGGATCAAGTCCTTCGGGCGCGGTGTCGTGGTCACGATCACACGGGGCTGGCTGTGTTCTTGCTTGTCGGGCTTGATACGCAGGCCCAGCATCATGTTGTCCCACGCCTCGTTCGGGCCGAGGTAGTTGAATGCGGCCAACTCGTCGCACCAGCAGAACGAGGAGTTGATACCACGCAGACGGTCGTAAGAGTCAGCAGACACGCCCCTGATCTTGGAGCCGTTCACCAGCTTGATCAGGTGGTCTTGCTTGTTGTAGTCGGCCACCAGTTCTTCGGGGATGCAGGCAAGCAGGCCGCTTGGCCCCTCATAGCAGGTGAACTTCAAGTCCCCGCTCGTTGGGGCCAGCACCACGCTCATCGTGCCGGGGTGAGTCCATGCCCACCACCACAAAGCCTCGGCCGCACTACGGGTCTTGCCCGCTCCACGGCCAGCGAGCATCAAGAACACTCGGTAGTCGCTGTGCAGGTCAGGCGGTATCTGGTAGGCGTGTGCCTGTGCTATCCACTCAGCGTGAGCAATAAAAGCGATTCGGTTATGTTCGGGCAGAGTATTGAACTCGGCCACCATCTGCTCATCGAACAGATCAGCCAACACGCTTTGTCATCTCCATGTTGCGGATCACCTCAAGGAACTTGCTGGCCGTAGCGTCCTCAGTGGTAATCGGGGCACCACCCTCGACACCTTCCAGCGCCACACGGTCGCCGTACTTCTTTGGTCGGAGCTTGGCCGCTGTCCACTTGCGGGCCTCGATGCGGTTCTTCTGCCACTGAATGTAGGTAACGTCCAGACTGGTGCGGCCCTTCTCGTCCGTGTACTCAGGCGGCATCTCGTCGGCAATCTCCAGAATCTCATCAGCGTTGGTGTCGGCCTGCTCTTCACGAGCGCGCGCGTATTGCTCCGCGAAGGAGGGGTGGCGAAGCAACCACTCGTACACCGTACTCTGTGCTGGAAGCACTCCAGTCTTATCTGCCTTCAGTATCTGGCGCAGGCTCATGCCCTCACTCAGTCCGATACAGATGAGGTCTGCTGTCTTCTGGTTGAATGTTGTGGGAGCGCCCATCTTCTTTGCGGGCGTAGAAGCCTTTTCAGCCTTTGCGGCTACCTTGGCCTTCCCAATGGCTTTTGCGGCCTCCTGTGCCGCTCTGACGTTCTTGGCGGGCCTCTTTGGCCCCTTCGGTGTTTCTGGCATGACCCATATTCCCCATAGTGTCGAATTGATCGCAGTGTAATCGATTCGCTTATGGTTCGCCAAATGGGCTGTTGGTGGCCGGGGCTGAGATTCCCGACTTGCCGTGCAGTCCTGATTCAGGAACGGCTCGTGACACTGCTCTTTCTCGTAGCGCATCAGCCTGCGCATTCACCAACACGGCTGGGGACGAATCATGGATGAACCCACATAATCGTCCATCCCCATGCGTGATGGCTCCGAGTCGCCTTCCCCCAGATACTTTGTCCCGACTCGCACGGGCTTGGCCTACTTCGCTACGAATAACTACAGACCTCCGAAACCAATTCGGTTTTACTTCGCTTTCGGTTCGGTACACAGGCCACTTGTGATGGCGTGTGGTGTCTGCTGTTGGCACTCTTCCTCAGTCAATGTGAAGTCGGGCACCCACATCCAAAACACCAAAACCGTGATGAAGATTATACCAAGGAAGAACCTTTCTAAGGCACTTTCTTTTGGTACTTGTTGGCTTGGAAGGTCTTTCATCATGTCGTCAATCTCCTGCTTGTTCATGCTGTCACCTCTTTCGCCAAGATGGCCTGCAAGCCCTTGAGCAACTCCTCGGCCTGCTCACGGGTCAAGGATGTGTACATCGAGCC